AAGAAATATTGGATATGTACCACGCTCTAGAACCGCTTCTAAGGCACAGGTATCTTTCGATGTGTCTACAGGTAGTAGCACACAAACAATGACCCTGCAGGCGGGTCTAGTGTGCGTAGGAACATCGGATAATACATCTTATACATTTTCTGTTCCGGAAAATATCTCCACAAAAGTAAATAATGGAGTCGCAACTTTTTCAAACATTGACATCTATCAGGGAACGTTTCTAACAAAGCAATTTGTGGTAGATGGATCTCTTGATCAAAGATTTATTTTAGATAATTCCTTTATCGATACTTCAACTCTCATCGTATATGTAAAGGGAATTTCCGACAGCGGTTTAGGTAGAGAATACTCATTGGTTGATAATATTTTAAACATCGATAAAAATTCTGAGATTTATCTTCTTCAAGAAGTTCAGGATGAGAAATATCAACTTTTATTTGGTGATGGGTACTTTGGTAAAAAACTTGAAAACGGATCAGTAATTACCGTAACGTATATTATTACTGATGGTAAGGACGGTAACGGTGCCTCAAAATTTTCCTTCAGTTGGAGTTTGAGAGGATCTTCTGATGAAATTGTTGTTCCTTCAAATACTGTAGTAGTTACAACAAATCAAAAATCTCAAAATGGTGCTGACATTGAATCGATTGATTCTGTCAAATATTTTGCACCTAGAGTTTATGAGTCTCAGTATAGAGCAGTAACTGCAAGAGATTATGAATCGATCATCAAAAAAATATATCCAGATACTGAGTCTGTCGCTGTTGTTGGTGGAGAGGAATTAGATCCCCCAGAATTTGGTACGGTTACAATTAGTATCAAACCAAAAAACGGAACGTATGTTTCCAACTTTAATAAACAAAAAATTCTTTCAGATCTAAAGCAATATAGTCTTTCTGGAATCAATCAAAAAATTATCGATCTTAAGATTCTATATGTTGAGATTGATTCATCAATTTATTATAATGCATCTCAGACATCTACTTCGAATTCATTAAAGGCAAAGGTAGAAAGTTCTTTATCAAATTACGCCAATTCAGTAGATATGAATAAATTTGGCGGACGTTTTAAATATAGTAAAGTTCTACAAGTAATTGATAATACGGATACTTCTATTACTTCTAATATTACAAAGGTTCGTATAAGAAGAGATCTTAAAGCACTTACAAATCAATTTGCCCAATATGAATTATGTTTTGGAAACAAATTTCATATTAACCCTGCAGGATTTAATATTAAATCAACTGGATTTAAAATTTCAACTGAACCTCAAACAGTTTATTTAACAGATGTTCCTAATAAAACTTCTTCTGGAGATTTAGATGGCAGTGGAATGGGTGTACTATCAATCGTCAAACAACTTTCTGATGGCACAAATAGAGTGATTGTCAAATCAGCAGGAACAGTAGATTATACGAAGGGAGAAATTAAACTAGGAACTCTTAATATTATTTCAACATCCCTGAGCGATTCAATTATTGAAATCCAAGCATATCCCGAATCGAATGATATTGTTGGATTAAAGGATCTTTATTTAACATTTGACCTTTCAAAAAGTACAATAAATATGGTTAGAGATGTTATCTCATCTGGGGATGATATATCTGGAGTTGCATTTTCTAAAGATTACTATACTTCAAGTTATTCAAACGGGGAATTAAAGAGGTCGTAATATGATACAGACTGGTTTTGAGACGAGAGTTAAGGTTCAGCAGATAATTGAAAATCAACTTCCAGAATTCATATTAGATGAGAGTCCAAAGGCTGCAGAGTTTCTAAAGCAATACTACATTTCTCAAGAATATCAAGGTGGCACCGTTGATATTTCTGAGAATCTGGATCAATATTTGAAGTTAGATAATCTCATTCCAGAGGTTGTTGTAGGATTAACATCACTTACTAATGCAATTGATTCGAATAGTGGAATCATCACTGTAACGAGCACAAAAGGATTTCCACAAAAATATGGTCTATTTAAAGTTGATGATGAAATCATCACATATACTGGCATAACCACAAATACTTTTACTGGTTGTATTAGAGGATTCAGTGGTATCACCACATATCATACAATTTCGGATCCTCAAGAATTAGGATTTTCAACCTCAAAATCAGCATCTCACGTTGAAGGTGTATATGTTCAGAATCTTAGTTCCTTATTCTTAAAAGAATTTTATAAAAAACTCAAATATTCTTTGACACCTGGATTAGAAGATGTTGATTTTATTCCAGATTTAAATGTTGGTAATTTTATAAAAGAGGCTAGATCTTTTTATCAATCAAAAGGTACAAACGAATCTTTTAAAATCCTTTTCAACATTCTCTATGGAGTAACTCCAACCGTTGTAAACTTAGAAAATTTTCTAATTAAACCATCGGGAGCAGACTATATCAGAAGAGAAATTGTTGTTGCCGAAGCAATTTCTGGGAATCCCACTAAATTAGTCGGACAATCAATCAGAAAATCTTCCGATCCAAATACATATGCTTCTGTTTCAAGCGTTGAACCAATTACTAGAAAGGGAAAAACATATTACCAAATTTCACTTTTTGTTGGATATGACGAATCTACAGATATTCAAGGTACTTTTAATGTACAAGGAAAAAGTATAGTTGTTGAAAATGTTTCAGTTGGATCTTCGGTAATTATAGTAGATTCTACGATTGGATTTGCTCAGACAGGAAACATTGTTTCTGGCAATAATATCATTTTTTATGGAAGTAAAAGTGTAAATCAATTTTTTGAATGTTCTGGAATTAGTGAATCTATTTCTGCTACAGATTCAATCAGAACTGATGAAGTCGTATATGGATATGAAAATGGTGATCTTACAAAAGAAGTTACCTTAAGACTCACTGGTGTATTGTCTTCTTTTGTTCCTTTATCGGAAATTTTTACAAGTGAAGAGGGTGAAGAAATTTATGTAAGAAATCTTGGAGAAATTATTAAAGATCCGACTACTAATAAAACTCCTAAAGAATTATTTGCAAATAGTTGGATATACAATACAAGTTCTAGATATCAAGTAGATTCGATCTCTGGATCATCTTTCCAATTAACAAGCACAATTGATAAATCCAGTTTAAAGGTTAATGATAAGGTAGAAATTCTACTTAGAGATTCTAATAATGTAGTTTCTTCTCCTAATAATATTCCTTTTGTTCAGAATATTAATACCACAACAAAGCAAATCAATCTTGGGAATTTGGTAGGTTTTTCTTATGATCCAAATCTGCAATATGATATCAGAAGAAAACTCAATAAAGCAACAAGTTCTGGGGCAGAACTTCTTTTTGGAAATAATGTTCTCACTTCTGATGTGCAGAATGTTTATAATGAAAATGATGAGTATATGTACGTTGCATCTAACTCATTACCATCTTATGTAATTACAAAAAATTTATTTCAGGCATCAATTTCTGAGGCAAATGGATCCAGAATTCAAGGGTTTAATACAAATACTCAAAAGTATTCCATAATTTCCTTTGATTCAAATGTTCCTTTTATTACTGGTGATGAAATAAACTATATTCCAGAAACAACATTAATTCCTGGATTAACTCAGGGTGTATATTATGTTGAAGTTCTTTCAAACTTGAATCAAATTAGGTTATATGTTTCTAGATCATTTATTGGATCTGGAGGATATGTTGAATTTGATACTTTAGAATCAGGTACGGGATCTCAATATTTTGTTTTAAACAGTCAAAAAAATAGATATATTTCTCCAAAGAAATTATTAAGAAAATTCCCAATAACTTCACATATTGAAAATGGATTAGGAGAACCAACTCAACCAGGTTCAGTTGGGATGTTGATAAATGGTGTAGAAATAACGAGTTACAAAACTAATGATAAAATTTATTATGGACCTCTAGAAGATGTAAGAGTCTTAAATGGTGGAACAGGATATGATGTTATCAATCTCCCACAACTAAGTATTACAAATAGTACTGGTTCCAACGCTCTTATTCAACCAGTAATTAAAGGATCTATAGAAAAGATTTTTGTGGATCCACAGGATTTTGATTTGAATTCTGTAGTATCTGTTGCGGTTACTGGTGGTAATGGATCTGGAGCTTCTTTTGAACCAGTTATTGTTAGAAGAACCAGAGAACTGACATTTGATGGAAGAGAATCCACAAATTCAGGTGGAGTTGATATTTCTAATGAAACCATTACATTTACAAGTAGTCACAATCTAAGAAATGGTGAAGCTTTAATTTATAATTCAAATGGCAATTCTGGAATTGGAATAGGCACATATAATGGATTAAATACCAATCAAGGAAGTTATCTTCTTAATGGATCAACTTATTATTGTAAGGTAATTAATAATACTACTATTCAACTTTACAATAGCATTTCAGATTTCAATAGTGGAATCAATACAATTGGATTTACGACAACAAATACGACTGGTATTCATAAATTCAAAACAGAATACAATAAAAGTACTTTAAAAGAGATTAAAATCATTAATCCAGGTAATGGATATGAAAATAGAAAACTAATAGTAAAACCAGTAGGAATTTCTACAATAAGTGATACTGTCAATTTTGCAAATCACGGATTTAAAGAAGGTGATCTAATTACTTATAATTACCAAACTGCAGCAATCTCTGGTCTTTCAACAACAAATCAATATTATGTACTTAGAATAAATGAAAATTCATTTAGATTGTGTAATGCAGGATATGCTGGAACTATATCTTCTTATTACAATAGACAGGATTATGTCAAATTTGGTTCAACTGGGACTGGATACCAATATTTTGCCTATCCAGAAATTGCAGTATTTGTAAATTATAGTGCCATTGGAGTGGGAACCACAACACAAACTGTTGGGGTTATCACTGCAACTCCTATTATTAGAGGAACAATTATTGACGCTTATCTTTATGAGGGTGGAAATGATTATGGATCTACAGTTTTAAATTTACACAAAAAACCAAATGTTGTTGTAAAAAATGGTAAAGACACTCAACTAAGACCAATTATTGTTGATGGGTCTATTCAGGATGTATTTGTGCAGTATGGTGGATCCGAATATTATTCAATTCCAGATCTAGTAGTCAATGGTGAAGGTACTGGAGCTACCTTAAGACCAGTAATTGTTAATGGAAAAATTAAAGATGTTGTTATAATTAATCCAGGAATTGGATATACTCAAACAACTACTTCTATTTCTGTGGTTCCTGCAGGAAAAAATGCATTTTTTGATCCTACAGTTAGATCACTGACAGTTAATAGTAACGCTAGATATGGTGATGAAGTTATTTCACAGTCTGGAAATGATTTAGAATATTCTATTTCTGGATATAATGAAACAGTCAGAACACACTTTAATGATTTAAATTCAAATCAACATTCCCCATTAATTGGATGGGCATATGATGGAAATCCAATCTATGGTCCTTATGCATACTCCGATCCTGAAGATACTAATTCGTCAACAAAAATTTTAACAACAGGATACCAGATCAATACATCCAATGTTACAAATAGACCATCTGGATTTACACCAGGTTTCTTTGTAGAAGATTATGTATTCACAAATTCTGGTGATCTTGATGAGAACAATGGTAGATATTGCAAGACACCAGAATTTCAAAGTGGTGTATATGCATATTTTACAACCGTAAATAATTCAAACGTTGGAATCACTTCTTTCCCATATTTTATCGGAAATACATACAGATCAAATTATATTGATGATAACTTAATTATAGATCAATCATTTGATTTTAATAATTCTAATTTGATTAGAAACACCCTACCATATAAAATTAATGATGAATATGCTGGAAATGATTTCCTAATCGAATCAA